TCACCCTGTTTTTGTGTTGACGATCACCCAATCTTTTCCTCTGTCATCATTATATTTGTCTGTCATTTTTCTTGATTTATGGCCGAGTAATTTTTGCGTGTCGACACCTTGTTCTCTGTACAAGCGTTCTGATAATGATCTCTGTTCGTGAAAAGTGGGTGGGGATCCCTTATCCCATTTCAGTCCACTTCTGTCACGTGCTTTTTTGAATGTTGAAGTTAAAGAACTGGTTGAAACCTGATCACCGCGGTTTGCTTGTGAGGTGGTATGTCTGAAATGCACAAGATATTTACTGATGACTGCATCCCGGCATTTAGATACAACGTCCCGAAGAGTTAAACCCAGGACTTCACATTTCAAGTCCAATGGTATGGCTAAACGCGATCCTGTTTTTTCCTGTTCGACATGGAGCATATCGTCCCATATGTCTTTAAACTTCATGTTACAGATATCGCCCAAACGCTGACCTGTTATTATCGCGAGCAACATTCCACACTGGAGGTATGGTTCTTGCTTTTCGGCAGCTTCATAAATAGTTTTCCACTCTTCCAGAGAAAGACGCTGACGAGTGACTCTGTTTCTCGGCTGCTTGGTCGCCAGGGCAGGGTTATAGCCTGGAGGGACATGACCGTTATGTTGCGCTTCTTTGAATACATCAATCAAAACCATGCGAACAACTTGCGCCATACGATTATGGCCTTCAGCCTTAACTGCATCCGTGATCTCAGAGATATCCAATGCGGAAATATCTTTCAAATATTGCATACCGCAATGTTCGCGAAATAACCTGACTGGTTTTGCTTTCTGTCGATAAGAATTAGGTCTGAGTTCACGGTGTTTTAACCGTTCGTCCTGAATTTCAATATACTTATCAATCCACTCAGTGACAGTAATGTCCGTTCTTCTGCCTTTCATTCTGGCAAGACGGTCGTTAACACTAAGAACCTGCCTGGTTCTTTGTTCTGCAATGATCGTGTTCGCTTCGGATGCAACCTTTTTAGCTTCCACTTCATCAGTACCCAAGCTGTGAAAGCGTCCGGAAACAGGATGTTTATATTGCCAATAAATCTTGCCCGTCCGCTTATCTAGCTTGCAGTATAGATTCGGAATTGAAATTTTGTGAGAACGTGGTCTAGCAGCCATCTGCAATAATCCGTTGTAATCTTGGACTGGCGTTTGCCGGAATTTTCGGTTCGGCAAGCGTACCAACAAATCGAGCATTACGGTCTACCATCCAGTAACGACCTACTTTAACAGCTGGAGGTATCATCATTTTGCCTTTAGCGTATTTCTTAAGGATACGCTCACTTGGTGCTTGCGCTCCGAACTCCTCATTGGCCCAGTCGAGTAAGGGGATCATTCGTGACATTTATTTTTCTCCACAAAGCCCGGCTGCACCCGGGCTGTAACATCAAATATCAGTGCTGGTGGTCGGTATTAATATCAGCCAGATAAACACGCGGAATTACCGGAGAGTAGCCAGAAAGCGCTTCTTGCAGTCGTTCAAGCTTCACGTATTCCTGAACGCAAGTTCCCGAGTAGTTATTTAGCCAGATAGTCGCCTTTTCTGGGGCAGGCGTATAAGTAACCACTTCTCCCGATTGCCAGCACAGGGCGTACAGGTCAGCGGCTGCCTTAACCTGCGCGTATGGCAACTCGGCAGGGCATTCCTCCGGCACTACCGGCACTGGCTGGGCGCTGTGCTCATGTGCCACAGCCATTTGTGGGTGATTGGGATTATTACACGGCACTCCACACACCTCACAGACAGCGTGCTGTATCCCGTCCAGCCTGCGGCGTTCCTGTAGCTCTCGCATCGCCGCTGCAATATCGGTGTAGTCAGTCAAAACTGAATCGTCGCAGATTTCAGCGCGCGCCAGAATTTCAGCTATTTTCCTGTCTGTTAGTTTGTTATTGCTCATCGCAATACATCCTCCACACTGATTAACCCTTTACGGCTCAAATAGTTCATTGCGGCGCCGTGTAACTTGCTGTTCGGCCTGGCGTTTCTAAGCGAGTGGGTCAGACGCTTAATCCACATCGTTAATTCTTCCACTTGCTTTTCTGCTTCTTCCAGTTGTTCGCGCACCTGTCGCATATCATCACGCTGAGTAAGTGCCGATTCAGGCATGGAATGTTCGGCACACGGGATTATTGTGTGAACGTCTGAGTATTCGCCGCCGCCGTCACTGAATGCCATTACACAACCACACTTTGATTTGCCGTTCACAAAGACAATTTTCTTACTCATAATGACCGTCCTGCACGTTGCGTAACCAGATACAGACCGCGCCGTCTTCGGTGTCGTGAATGGAACCGACAAACCAGCCGTTACCTGCTGGCGGATCTGGTTGCCACGTTGAAATGTCGCACCCGTCAACGTCAGGATCTATTTCCTCGTCATCCAGGTATGAGACTTTCCATTCCAAACCGTTAGCCTCCAGCCAGGCATTAAACTCGTCCGGAGAGATAACCTCACGACCATCGCAAAACTGTTCGTACAGCGGGTGAGTCCAGTAACCGTAATTATCGCGCTCTACGGGTAATGCAGTGATTTTGTTCATTATCATTTCAGGCGGTCAGCGACCGCCACCCTCCGTTATGCGGTCACGTTCTCTTCCACGCCAGCGTTTTCGACGACGCTGTACTCACCTGTGATGACAGACGCATCAGCCGGATCGATAGTCAGCGTCTCCTTTTCGTCCATTGATACCGCGCGCTGGATCTCAATGGATACAGGCAGGTATTTGAACAGGCGGCGTATGGCGGTTTTTTTTGCCATTTCCTCCCAGTGAGTAACCCACGGGCCGTTGTTACCGGCTTTGCTCTGTGCCCGTACCAGCTCTATCTGTTTACGGGTCATTACCTCAAACTGTGTGCCGCCATCTTTAAGGCGGGCAACGGCATAGACATGAGTAACTGGTGCATCTTCGTTCTCACCCGGACGGTGTACCAGCTTCTCTTCCAGACCAAACTCGAAGCTGAAATCGTCACCTTCGCGGACGACGCGCGCGGAAAGACTTGCAATCTGTCCGGAACGGCGGGCAAGGTCGATCATTCCCCGGTAGCCAATAATTAACTGAACGTTTTTTTTGCCTGACTTTTCGTTTCTGTTTCCGAACGGTAGCAGATAGGCATGACCGAGTGCGCCGCCGGGCTCCAGCCCAAGCTGGGAACACTGAACGATGGCGCTGACAAAACTCATGGTGTCACAGTCACCCAGCGCCGGAACTTTTCGGATTTCCGTTGTGGCTATCCGGATCATGCGTTCCGCTGTCATGTGGCGGGGCAGGGCCGCCGCCAGTTGTTCTTTCATGGAAGGCTGGTTGATAAAGCTGATCACATCGTTGTTATTTTTCACTGCCGTCGGGGTGCGTGCTCCCTGTGTTTTTTGCAGGTCGGCTTTTGCAATAGGTGGTTGTTTAGGCATTTGCATTCTCCTTCGCCCAGCGGGGCAGTGATAAAGTTTTAATGGCAGGCCATTCATCGTTATTAAGGCATTCGGCCAGGGTTTGCAGATTGCGACGATATTCCCGCTGACCTGCCAGTTTTGCGTCTTCACCCATCATGAAAATCTCAACCGGGTAACGCCCACATTCGGCGGTTGTACTGGCAACAAGGAAGACGAAGGTGGGAATCTCACCGAACTGCGCCCGATAACCGTCGCTGTAGAAAGCGTCCTGTACGTGGTAGCGATAATCGTAATAAGCTGTCCTGAACCGCTGGATATCAGCAGTGGTTTTCACATCCATGATCCAGTGAAATTCAGGGATGATTTTGTCCGGACGGCACCGACACAAAATTCCTGTTTCCGGATCTTCCCAGTAGACTGATGATTCAGCATATCCGGCGCTTTCAACCAGCCACTGCCCCAGCGGTAACGCCATCACACTCTGGTACATAAGTTCGATTTTCCGGCCTTCTTCTGCCGTAAGCACGGTTCTTCCTGTCCGGGCGCACTCTTCCAGAAAGGTTTTCTCTTCTTCTTTTCCTGCACTGGTACGGCGGTTAAACTCCTGTGCGATGATGAAGCGTTTACTGAATTCCTCTGGTTCCAGTACCCGGCAGTGAAAAGCCGTTCCTGTATCGAGAGATTTTGTTTTCTCCGTGTCCACGGGGGCATTTTTGCGCCAAAGATAAATTGCTGGTGTATCTGCGATATCATCAAGCTGTGATTTACTGACGCCGGGGCCAGCGTGATACGCCTCGTTAGGGATGTCATAGTAAATACCTGGCTGTATATCATCAGGGACAGTGAAATTTCCGTTTTCTACGGGATCTGCCGCTTCGCCAGCTTCATCACCGCCAGTACCTGATCCACCGTCCGTTGTAATTTCCTGCCCTGTATCGCCAGCCGTTTCCTGCTGGTTGCTCTCTTTCGGCGTTTCTCCATCTCTTTCTGTTCTGGCTTCCGTTTTTTCGGTCTGGTTTGAGGGGGGCGGGAATAGCGCTGATACATCGAAAGTCCCGTCCGCGTTTCTGGTGACAGCCTCCGGCTCTGCTGCTGGTTGTTTTTCCTCCGGCACCACATCTTCTTTTTCACCCTGATTTGAGGCGCTGTAATTGTTATGAACCCACCTCGGATCGTTCGGGTCGCTGATGTCTTCGACATATTCACCGCGCGCGGCGGCAAGCTGTCGGTTGGCTTCTTCTACCGCGTCTTTTTCCGGAGTGTGTCGGGCAGCCGTGAGAGCTTCCTCGGTGGGGTTCTCGTGATCAGTCTCCGTTAAGTTGGCGTTGATATACCCCTGAAGGCGTCCGGGGTAGTGATAAAACTCAGGGTGTGCGCTTCGGATCAGCGCGAAAATAGCGGCGCGGGAATAATCCAGGATACCGGACGTTGCGCGAAGTGCTGCGGACCATTCTTTGAACGGACTTTCCTTTTTCTTTACGATTTCTTTTGCGCGACGGTAAACGCTGCCAGGTAGCTCATAGATATTAAAGTCCATAGGCAAAGTGGCCATTGCAATCTCTACGTCCAGAGTATCGAGAGTGTGTTCGTAATCAGGGTTACGGTCAGTCTTATTGCCACCGCCAGCGTTGGCGCCGCTTTCAGTGCGTTGAATAGCCGATACACGGTTGCCTTTCGCCCACTCCTTAACGAGCAAACCGCGATCGATATGCTCCGTCTCGAACCATGTTTTAAGGAACTGGATAACAGTCGCCAGTTCAGGAGTTTTTCCATCGACAGGGAATACTTTTTTAACGGCATTCACTATTTTGTGAATGTCATGTTCAATGGCTTTCTTGAACGCTTCAACATTCTCGGCGGCAAGCAGCAGGTTCTGGACATATGAATTATCGGTGTCCATTTCGAGACGCAGAATTTCTTTTTTCTGGGAGGCGTCGACGTGATAAAGATATTCTCCATCGCCAATATACTGTGCCAGAACGCGATGGCGGAACGGCAGTGTCGCAACCACGGTCAGTTGAGGGTTTGCTGGCGGGTTATGAGATTCCTGTATGCCGTTTTCTCCGGCAGGAGTGCCAGCACCGTCGGCGCGTTCTGTTTCATCTGATTTAACAGCAGAAGCTGCGCCGGGGATAAGTGTCAGGGTTTTGCCGTCTTCGCCACCGGGTTCGCGGTTTTCACAAAATTTAGTGTCAAAGACACCCTCGGGCGGAATGTCATTTTCTACCGGAAAATGTACGCGTACAGGTCTGGCAAAATCAGCTTCATCAAATCCGGCAGCATCCATAGCCAGTTCGCCACGGGAGAGGGCGAGTGACTGCTTTTTAGCTGTACACCAGAAAAAACCGGCTTTAAAGCCGAGGCGTTTCCTGGCACTTTCATTTTTAACCTTGTAATAAAATGAATATTCTTCCTGCTTAATGCTCATTGTTTTTTAACCTCAGTTAAGATTAAAATCGTTTTGCCAGTGAAAATCCTCTCCGGGTGCTCACTGGTCATGTCTCTGGTGAGTCTGGTCGCTCACCTCAGCATCGCCGGGATGTAAAGCCGGGGAAGCGCCTGCATTTAATGCAGGCTTTTTTCCTTTGAGGCCTCAGACATCGCCCGTGCAAAATCACTGGCAACAGACAAGCTCTTCAATGCACCAATAACCTCCCGGGGGACGTCTTTCACTTTGAGCAACATGGCTGCTGCGGCTATAGTGGAGTCCCATGCCCCTGTTTTTTCATCTGCATATGCAGTTATTGATTTATTTATTGAATAGCCATCTTCGTTTCTGCTTAACTCGTATGAATAGCCAATAACTACCGGCATATTGTTTTGCTCGCATATTTTAAATATACGGCTGGTGAGTTCTTTTAGTTCCTGTAATACTGCTACATCAGGCGTTGTTTTTTTCATTTTTATTTCCTTTTTCAGGTTGAGTGAATCCCTGCCATTGCTGGCATAGTTTTATTGTTTCAGTAAATGATTAATTAAAGTTCATGTGCCATCTGGTCATGGCTGGCACAGCGTTTACTGCAATATTTTTGTTTTTTACGTGAAATAAGCGTTCCGTGCATATATATCAGTTCATATTCGTATGCGGTCTCTTCCGGTATTGCTTTCTGACAATATGCGCAGTTAATTAATGTCGGGTCTCCTTTCTGGGTGAGTAGAGTATAAATTTTACGAATCAAGCCCGGCTTTCTGTTTATTGCAGTCTGCTGTTTAGCCGGACTGCGCATCCAGTCGGAACGAGGTGTAATGACAGGTATCATCGTTTTATCCTCTTTGCCTGTTTATAAGCGAATTTTGTTGGTGCGGTGCCTGGTGCCTCCAGGTGACGATAACCAGTTAACCATTACCGCCGACTACTATTTCCACCCACAACATGAAGGACCGTTATGTCTTTTTAACTGTGCCGCGTGCGCTTAGCCGCATTCACCACACCACAAAATTCGCTTTAAAAAGGGCGGAAACCAGAAAGGAATGAACTGGTACCGCCAAAGGCTACACACAGCAATGTCACGGGTTCCACTCGCAACCGGAAGCGCACTGTCGCAGTGGATTAAACGACAGTCCTGACAAGGGAAGGTTCTGCGTAGTGCGCTTTCGTGTTGCGCCGGATGCTTTTCTGAATCCGGCTTCCTGTCTGGCTCTTACTCACAATGGTTTCTTGTTAACCAGCGTTGTGCGCCAGCTTCAGTTTTGAAAGTTTTGCTTCTGGTAAACGTCATGGCGGTAAACGTACCGTCATTATTGGGAAATACGCCATAAACCACAGATTCATTGTTGCCTAAGTCGATTGCTTTCATTTTTCCCTCATCCGCTTAACGCCCGGCGGCGGAACGTTTTATCTACTGCGCTTGTTACTTAACAACAACTGCCGTCATGTTCGTATGCCTCAGGCTGGCTACTTAGCCCGACTCAGCAGCGGGATAACTCATGGTATTGTCCGGCTGTTATCTGGTCTGGCGTTGTCTCGATACATCAAATGCTCACATATCGTGAGTGATTTGTCAATATGAATTGTGAGCATTATTTTCTTGGTGGGATATGGATAAGCAAAAAAAATCCCGCATTTGCGGGATTACTAAGAGGGGAGGTTAGCTCAAGAGGATGGAGTATCTTTTTTATGCTGTCTGCTTCTAAGGTATTGTTCTACATACTCATCAATTTCTTTTAATCTGATTTCAAACAGATCAAGCATACGTGTTTGCTCTGATGCTGGCAGTTGATTAAACAATTCGAGTAGCTTTTGTTGGTTATCACTCAGCCATGAGTTGGCATTTTCCTGCTTACCGAACATTAGTTCTGCGGGGGAAATGCCAAGCACTTGGCCAAGCGTAATGGCATCCTCAGCTCCAATACTCCGCGTTCCAGCCTCGTAATTTGCAATGCGTGACGACCCCGACCAGCCACATAGCTTAGCCAGTCGTCCCATGCTTAATCCTCTGTTTTGGCGGATAGTTTTAAGACGTTCGCCAATTTGTTCTGCAATCGTTTTCATGTTTGGAATTTTATCACGCTACGTGAAATTGATGATACTCACGTATGTGTAGTTGACTATGCTCACGAATTGTGAATAATAAAATTCGGAGGTTTTAAATGAACAAAATTTCAACATACAGAAAGCAACTGGGGCTATCTCAAAGGCAGTTTGCGACTCACCTGGGATGGATACAAAGCCGTCTGGCGAACTACGAAGCAAACTTTCGCACACCCGGACTGGAGGAGTGCCGAAAAATTGTTGCCACACTTAACCATCTGGGATCTCGCTGTGTTCTTGATGATGTTTTCCCTCCTCATGTGAACGATAGCAGAATCATATTAGCGAAGGTGAACAACCATGATCACCCCTGAAACAGCCAGTCAGGCGTTATCGTCATGGCTGGCATATCTACAGATAACCCAGGAAACCGCCACGCAGCTGATCACCCGCGCGTTCCTGGAGCAGCCGGCGCGACCGGAAATAGCGGTTCACCGTATCGAGCGTGACGACGGAACGGTGGATTACGACGCATGGCGCCGTAACCGGATAAACATTTTTCAGCGCTGGCGGAAACGGGAAACGGCGGAGCACTGCGAGAAATTCTCTGCGCTGATCCCCGCTATTCTGGAGGCGATCCGCAAAAGTGCGCCGGAACTGCATAAACGAATAACGGCAGGGCAGAGCATTGAGTACCTGCTTTCACAGCTTTTAAAAAAACCGCAGTGGCAAGCGCGGTACTTCTTGGCGCGCCGCTGGCGGATTTTGAGCGAAAGTGTGACGAGGCCATATATGCATTACAGGCGTTACGTAGCGGTTATCGCCAGCAGTACCAGAGACATGACCAGTGAGTAATTTTTTATGTTTTCAGATCGCCCTGTAAGGGCGTGGTGAGGTTTTATGCGTGATTACGGAAAGGTGAATTCATCCTTCTGGACCAGCGAAAGCATACGCTCGCTTTCCGATGATGGCCGGATGCTCTCGTTATATCTGTTAACCAGTCCCCACGCCAATATGACCGGCTGTTTCCGTCTCCCCGACGGGTACGTTTGTGAGGATTTGCAATGGGATAAAAATAGGGTATCAGAAGGGTTTGAAGAATTATCCCGTAATGGTTTTGCCATACGGGATAAAGCTACCCGATGGGTGTTAATTCCCGGTTATCTGGAATGGAATGGTTTTGAAAACCCGAATGTAGCCATTGCAGCGTTGAAATTATTCCGTGATGTACCGGATAAAATAGCCATTAAGTCACAGTTAGCTGATGGTATGAGGCAGGCTATATCAAGGTTTGAACCGGGTAAATTAAACGGTTTCGAAAGGGTTCTTGAAGGGTTTCAAACAGTCGTTGGGACTCCAGAGCCAGAGCCAGAGCCAGAGCCAGAACCAGATCCAATCTCTCCTGGTTCATCGCCGAAAAAAAACGATGAACCAGGCGGGAGTTATCCGGCTGAGTTTGAACTGGTCTGGCAGGAATATCCGAAGCGGGCAGGTGCCAATCCGAAAAAATCTGCATTCAAAGCCTGGAATGCCCGACGACGGGAGGGCGTCCTCCCCGGCGATATGCTCGACGGTGTCCGGCGCTACGTGGTGTATCTCGGTAGTACGCACAAGGCTGGTTCTGAATTCGTGCAACAGGCAGCGACATTTTTCGGGCCGGACAGGCATTTTGAAAATCACTGGGATATTCCTGTGAGGGGAGGTAGCGGTATGCCTGGTATCCCGGTTTCGCCGCCGGATAAAACCATTCCACCGGGTTTCAGGGGGTGACAGACCATGAAAAATATCGCAGATAGCGGGATTCTGGCCAGAATCAGGAAACTGGCGCCACAGTCTGCCGAACGCGCAGCACCGTTCCGGACGCCGGAGGAGTGGCGGGAATGGCAACTCGCCGAAGGGCGCAGAAGTTGCGAAGAAATTGATCGTCAGAATCGTCAGGCGAGGGCAGAAAAAATCTTCGGTCGGGCCGGGATTCAGCGGCTGCATCGCGGATGCTCGTTCGCAAATTACCGGATACAGAACGACGGCCAGCGCCATGCACTCAGTCAGGCTAAATCCATTGCTGGTGAACTGGATACTGGCTGCACGAACTTCGTGTTCAGCGGGAATCCCGGTACCGGAAAAAATCATCTGGCCGCCGCCATTGGCAATCGTCTGATGAATGCCGGACGCAGTGTGATTGTTATCACCGTCGCCGATGTGATGAGTGCGCTTCATGCC